ATCCAGTGTGTGAACCGATTGTTCACTCAAGGGATAAATACGGTTTGTCGGGTTGGTGGCGCTCCAGCAAGGTTTTGTTGCAGAACGATGTCGCGGTGGTACCCAATATGGACGGCATGTTGGGTGGCATTGTGTTAACGGATCGGGAAGCCGCTGGTGCTTGCAGTAAAGCGTGGCGCACGTTGGTGGCCCACGATTTTTCCGTTCACGAGATGAAGCATGATAGCCGATTGGTGTCAGATCGGCATGCTAAGCTCTTGCCCGAGAAGATTGTGATCTGCAGGATTGTGAGTGTTTCTAATTGGAAGGCCTTTGCTACAACATTTCCGTGGAATTGGGCCGACTTGCGCAAGCCGACTGAGTTGTTTTATGCACCTCACTTGGTTTCCCAACTCGTCGCCGATAACTCGAAATGTTCGCTTTCCCTTCAGCAACAGCTTCGCCTCCTGCCCCAGCTACCGATGTCCGACCAGATTGCTGCCCAGGTTGTGAAGGGTTCAGCCACCGTGGTGAAGGTGGTGATTGATGCGGATTTTGGAAGGGCCGTGGGAGCAGTGCATTCTTGCGGTCTGCAGCCAACGGTTCTCAGCGTGCATACGGGTATCGATGCACTGAGCGGCCCTTGCCCGAGATCCAGCTCCCTTCCTCGCCAGAGTACATCAGGTGCAAGCGTGAGTGTGTCCCCATCACAGAACGCAGTTGTAACTACTGCACTCTGCCCTGGGGCGCCGTCCCCGGTTACGCACCCATCTCCGTCGACCGACGTTGCCCCCGTACCCAGTCCCAGGGCATGTCCAAGCGCGTTTTCGGCTGTCCGCCGGTCGGATCGAAGCCGACCGTCGAGTGGACGGCCGCGGTCGAGGCGGAGTTGAGAAACCTCAGGGCCTTCACCCGCCGTTGGTGTGAAGAGCACCTGACGCCTCTGAAGAGTGTCATGAAGTTTGAGCAGTGGTTGGATTCCACTGATTATCCTGAATGGCGCAAATCGGAGTTGCGTGAAGTACAAGAAAGCCAACGGGGACGTCCGCCTCATGGCAAGGTGTGCCATACGGTCAAGCAATTTGTTAAGCATGAGTCGTACCCCGAGTACAAACACGCGCGGACCATAAACTCGAGGGCTGATGCTGTCAAAGTGTGGCTTGGACCGATCTTCAAGTCGATTGAGCAACAATTGTACGATCGCATCGATGATATCAGGTTTATCAAACATGTGCCAGTGGGTGATCGACCTGTGTTGATTAATGCGCTCGCTAAGTTGGGCCATTACTATTCAACAGATTTCACGGCATACGAGCATCATTTCACGAAGCTCGTGATGGAATCCTGTGAGTTTCAGTTGTATGAGTATATGGTTGCTCATTTGATTGGGGAGGGGCAGATGAGGAAGCTGGAGCGAACGCTTTCGGGTGTCAATCGGATGAGATCCAGGACAGGTGTCACCGCGAAATGCACGGCGCGAAGGATGAGCGGGGAGATGTGCACTAGCCTTGGAAATGGTTTCACTAACATGATGCTTGCTCTTTATATAGTGCACAAGAAGCAGGGTACGGTGATCGGGTTCGTGGAGGGTGATGACGGGTTGTTTTCAAGCACAGTTGAATTGACTTCATTTGATTATGCTCAATTGGGATTTGAGATAAAAATGGAGGAAGTCGCAAAGCCTGGGGAGGCGTCCTTTTGCGGCTTGCTGTGCAGTGAGAGTGGCCAGGTTGTTCGCGATCCGCGGGAGTTTTTGGGGAAGTTTGGCTGGACTCATGACACGGCGGCTTCACCAAAAGTGCAACGTGAGCTCCTGCTTGCAAAGTGTTTGTCCACACTTTGCGAGTGTGGGGATTGCCCTATCATCGGCGTTCTGGCACGTGAGGGGCGCAAGAAGTGTGGTTGGTTTACTAAGCCTAGGTTTGTGTATGATGGTTACCACAAAGCTCTTGATGTTCCGTTCTACGACCGGGGTTTTAAACCAACTGACTCGACTCGTGCTTTCTTTGCGGCCCAGTTCGGGGTAGACGTACCAACCCAGCTCAAGGTGGAAGAGCTGATACGATCTGATCACCTGGATCGTATACCTGACCTGTTGCCTCCACCACGAGATCAGCTGCACTACTATGTTCACTATGTGACTTAGGAAATGTGGCTGGTCTCTGCCATAGAAAAATCATCTCTGTAATGGGGGTGTAACAATACTTCTCTGAGAGAAGGGC